AAAAGGCGATTTCCGGAAGTTCATGGATAAAAGTTTTCTCGGCTCCTGGGACGTGCCGGACGGAGGCGACCTGATCCTGACCATTGACCACGTGTCCCGGGACGATGTCCAGAACGAGAAGGGACGTGAAAAGAAAATGACGCTCCATTTTAAAGAGCGAGAGTTCAAGCCGATGATCTGCAACACGACCAACGCGAAAGCGATCAGCAAGGCCCACGGATCGACCAAGGTGGAGGACTGGGAGAACAAACGGATCAGCATCTACAAGGCAACGATCAGCGCATTCGGTCAGACTCAGGAGTGCCTGAGGGTCAGAGATTATCCGCCGAGAGTGACCGAGGAGTTCTGCGATGAGTGCGGTCAGAAGATAACGGCCCACGGAGATTATACAGTAAACAAAATCGCAGTTATGACAGAGTCGAAGTATGGGCGGAAACTCTGCTGGGACTGTGCTGCTATTGAGAAGAAGAAACTGGAGGAAACTGATTAATGACTTTATGGCTCTTAGTATCCCGAGATAAATACGAACTCCCGCTGATCGTAGCGGACTCGATCGAGACGCTGGCACAGAAGACCGGCACCAGTAAGGCGACCATCCGGAGCGGCATCTCGAAGCGTAAGCATCTCGGGATACGGAGCCGTTTTGCTCGAGTGGATATAGAGGAGGATGAGGATGATATTGAGCAATGACAATTACTTCAGCCCGGAGGCGATGATGACCTACTGGTCGGTCAGCCTCTTCAAGAGCTTCGATAAATGCGAGGCTTGCGGGCTGGCTGAATCCCGGGGCGAGTACCAGCGGGAGGAAACGGATGCGCTTCTGATCGGCTCCTATGTCGACGCTTACTTCTCCGGGGAGCTGGAGGAGTTCATCGAAGCGAATAGGGACAAGATGATCAACAAGCGGAACGGCGGGCTCCTGGCTAAGTTCCAGCACGCCAACGACATTATCAACCGGGTCAAGGCTGATCCCCTTATGATGGACTATCTGACCGGGGAACATCAGGTAATAATGACCGCCGAACTGGACGGGATCCCGTGGAAGATCAAGATGGACTGCTACAACGAGCAGCGCATAGTGGATCTGAAAGCCGTCAAGGACTTCGAGGACATTTGGGATCCGGGCTACGGTAAGAGAAGCTGGATCGAGTTCTGGGGATATGACATCCAAGGCGCTATCTACCAGAGAGTGGAGCAGAAGGTCTCCGGCAGATCCGAGCCGCTGCCGTTCTATCTGGCGGCAGTTACGAAGGAGAAGACACCCGACATCAAAGTGATTCAGATCCCGCAGCACGTATTGGACGCAGCCTATCAGATGGTCCTCGCCAAGATCGACCGCTTCGATTTAGTTAAGGCCGGGGACCTCGAGCCGAAACGGTGCGAGAGGTGCAATTACTGTAAGCAGACGAAGATCCTGACGGCCCCGGAGATCTACGAGATAAAGGAGGCGGAGTGATGGGGATGTATATGGATGCGGTCGCTTATAACATAAACAAAGCCATGAAACAACTCGAAGCGGATCCAGTCCGAAAGCCGAGCCACTACGCTCTGGATGGGCTCGACATCGAGGCGATAGACGTGATCCGCTCCGTGCTCGGTCCGGATCGCTTCCAAGGGTATTGTCGGGGCAATGAAATCAAATACTTGCTCCGGGCAGACCATAAGAACGGGACCGAGGATCTGGAGAAGGCTCAGGTCTATCTCGGGTGGGAGATTCAGAGCAGAAAGGAGCAGCATGAGGAAGATAACGAGTAAAGCCTATAACGGTGCACCCGGCGAAGTCATCAGAGCGTTGCGTCAGGATAAGGGCGTAAAACTGAAGGATCTGTCCGAGGCTTCCGGCTACGCTCCGGCTGCAATCTCGCGCTATGAGCATGGCACCAGGACGCCGACGATCACGGTCTATCTGGACTTATTGCAAACGCTGGGCTATGACCTTGCAATCATAGAAGACTAATTAATTTGATATAGAGCGGGGCGCGGAACAAATGCTTTTGACACTTTCTTCAGTTGTTCGAATTCTGTTTATTCGTCGTAAACTAGCACCCCTAATTAACCAAGCCACGGCCGCCCCGCTTTATATATAACTCAGGAGGAACCATGAACAATATAATCATACACGGACGGCTGACACGCGATCCGGAGCTCAAGGAATACACTAACGGAAAAGGTGAGTCAGGGAAGATGTGCAAATTTGCCGTAGCAGTTAACAGACGCTTCGGAGATGAAACAGATTTCTTCGACTGCACGCTCTTCGGAAAGTCCGGGGAGGCTCTAGAGAAATACTTCCATAAGGGCGACGGGATCGTTGTCTCCGGAGAGATGCAGAGCAACAAGGGCCGGAAGGAAGAGACCAAGAAGATCACTTACTGGACGGTTCTGGTCCGGGAGTGGGACTTTGCGGAGAAGAGAGGCGACGGTAAAGCCGATCCGAACACACAGGCCGAGCTGGAGGACGCCGGGGTCCAGGAGGACTTCAAGCAAATAGACGAGGACGTTCCGTTCTAAGGAGGATTGGCCATGTATGTGTTAGTGGATAGCAGAGAGAAACCTAAGGCCATCACGAAGATCCTCGACTATTTCAACAGGAACTGCATCCAGTACGATGTGAGCAAACTGCTCTTCGGGGATTACATGAACTATAACAACCCGAGGATCGTAGTGGACCGGAAGCAGAACATCGCCGAGCTGGCTAAGAATTGCACGTCTGAGCATGAACGGTTCCGGCGTGAGATGGAGAAGGCAAAGAAAGCCGGCGCGACTCTGGTCATTCTAGTTGAACAAGACCGATACAAGGACCGGGGACGCTGGATCGAGGTCAACGACATAACGGATCTGATGACCTGGTCGAGTCCTCACACGATGATCAAGGGCGAGCGGGTGTTCCGGATCCTGTCGAGCTGGATGGCAAAGTATCCGATCCGGGTCGAGTTCTGCGACAAGAGAACCACGGGCAAACGGATTATAGAGATTATTAACGGTGGAACAAATGAGAGATAGTTTTGTTTTTTACAGAAGTTTTTTCGAGGCGGCTGAGGAGCTGGACGATAATGACAAGCTGAAGTTCTTCGAGGCGATCTGCGACTACGCCCTGAACGGTGACGAGATCGCTCTTTCTGGCGCAGTTAAGGGTATGTTTAAGCTGTTAAAGCCCCAACTCGATGCCAATGCCGCACGGTACGAAAACGGCAAAAAAGGAGGACGTCCGAAGGCTCAAACCGAAACCAAGAAAAAACCTAACCATAACCTAGATAAAACCAAACCAAAACCTAACCATAACCTAGGCGAAACCAAACCCGAACCTAATGTAAATGTAAATGTAAATGATAATGTAAATGTAAATGAGAATGAGAATGTAAATGAGAATGCGTCCGGTTCCGGCACGAACCGGGACGGCTCGCTCGCTGACGCTGTCTCCTCTCTCATTTCTTATCTGAATCAGAAAACCGGAGGGCGTCATAAACCGACCGAGAAGCTCCGGGAGCGGATCGGCGTCTTACTGGAAGCCGGATACACCGAGGAGGACATGGTCGGAGTAATTGACAAGAAGGTCGATGAGTGGTCGGACGTTCCGAAGATGCGGGCCTACTTGAGACCCAGCACGCTCTTCGGCGATAAGTTCGAGCGCTATGCAGCCGAACCCGTATCGGTCCAGGAGGAGAAGCGGATCCATAAAAGTGAAGAGGTTGCAGAACTGCAACAGGAACGAGGCGACCGGATTGAGGAGCTCCGGGACGTTGAGGAGAAGATGGAGCTGATCCGAGGCAAGCCGGACGGGATCCGAGGCGACCCGGATGGGTACGGAGCGCTTAAAGAGCAGAAGATCGTGATTGAGCAGAGGCTCGAGGCTATTGATAGGAGATTGGAGAGGATGCAATGAAGCACAAGCTCGAGAGGTATACGAGAAACTTAGTGGAAATGAACAAACTCGAGGAGTACCTGAAGGAGAATGACTTCCGATACGAGCGGAGAGATTTTGAAAACGGAGAGACCATATCCGGGGAACCGATGGATTGGCACCAGATCAGAGTCTATAAAGGCGATGTGCAGATATGGGATGTAGTATGCCATTATGGCTCGTATGGAAGTGAGCGCGGAATGCTCGAGGGCTCCGGGGAAATATTCCACGGCGATGTCGAAGGCTGGCTCACTGCTGCTGATGTAATTCGAAAGATTGAAGGGAGAAATAATGATAAACACTGAACGCATTTATGAGATAGAGAATCGGCTGTTGCAGTCTTGCCCGATCTGGGAAATGGACGAGAGCGAGCGGGAGGCTCAGGCCTACTGGATGTATGGCGTATTGGACATGACTCAGGCACTCGTAGAGGAACTTAAAGTCGAGGAGGAATTGGCGGTGCCGGCGACCATCAAGTACGTGGAATGTTCGGACAAAACTTTAGAGGCCATCCGAGAGCAGATTGGACCGTGCCCGGGATATGAGCCGATTGAACCGCCGACTCTGGATCCGGCACCAGTCGAAGAGAAGGAACCGGAGAAACCCAAGCCGAAGAAGGCGACCAAGACGAAGGAGAAGAGGAAAGACGAGTTCAAACAGAAAAAGGTCGATGTCGGGAAGCTCTGGGCGCTTTGGGATGCGGGTTGGTCGGTTGCCAAGATCGCAGACGAACTCCGGTGCTCGGAGAACAATGTCCGTTATCATTTAGGAAGACCAAGACCGGAGGTGGAGCCGTATGAAGAACCGGCGGAAGATATGCGGGACCTGTAAATGGAATTGCTTCGAAGTGGAAGGTCACGGACGGAGGCGGCACATAGAGTTCTATTGCCGGAACGAGGACAGCGTCAACTATGGCGCTCCGAATCTGTACGATGACAGTTGTGAGGATTGGGAGGAGAAGGATGAATGATTTAATCAGCAGACAGGCGGCGATCGATGTGGTCGCAAAGTCAAAATTAATGACGGCTGGGGCGATGCTGGACTGTAAGAGAAGGCTCGAAAGTCTGCCGTCACAACCTGTCGGAAATTCTGACACGTTGAGAGGCAAGTGGATAGACATGAACGGGCCGGAAGTCTTCCCATTTTGGCAAAGATACAAGTGTTCTGTCTGCGGAGAAAGAGCAGATATGTCGAACTACTGCCCACGATGCGGTAGCCGAATGAGAGGTGAACAACATGAATGATTTAATAAGCCGGTGCAAACTGTTCGACCAACTCGCAGTGATACCGGCACCGCCGGAGGCGAATGAGTACAAGGCGGAGGTTTACAAGGCCATCAACGGAGCCGATCCGGTCCCTGGGTGTGGCGAGTGTAAGTTCTACACCGCGGATGGAATCTGCGTGCAATGGAGCCGGTACGGGTTTCGGGAGGAGGATTACTGTAGTAGATGGGAGGGGAGAGATGACTAGAGAAGAGGCAATATATCTTTTACGCAACACTGCGTGGCTTGCTCCATCCGGGAATTACGAGTCGGTCGAAGAGGCTGTCGACATGGCAACCAAAGCATTGGAACGCACATCCAACGCACCTAACGCACATCCAACACACGAATGCGTTGAGTCAACACACGAGTGCGTTGAGTTAATCAGCAGAGGCGAGGCGTTAAATCTTGTACTGGATGTATGCAATGATGTGATGGATGAATGTGAAACTGTTACAGGGATCTGCGGAGAAGAAGTGTATACGGATGTAAGGGAAGTAGATGCAATTCTAAAGTGTAACAAAAGAATCAGAAATGGTATTAGGTGGTTGCCGTCAGCACAGTCTGAAATCATAAGGTGCAAGAATTGCAAACACCTCCAAAAGTGGAGAAGTGAAGAATCTGCAAAGAAGTTTGGGCAGTCGTATACGTGCGCAAGAAATGTGCTTTATTGCCCTAAACCCGACGACTTCTGCAGTTATGGAGAGAGAAGAGAGGAGGACGAAAAATAATGATCGACGTACTGATTGAGGCATTGAAAGCGACAGAAGATAAAAACACACAGGCGGTACTATTAGAAACATATATCG